GAAAACAACGAATGTTTTATATAGAGCAAATCCCCTCGGCGACGCCAATCGCCGGGCCCCAGCGCGGGGGAAAAACTCAGCACGCGGTGCTGTTAAACACCCTGGAGAGGGTGAAGGGGTGGGACTTGAAAAAGTTGCTCCGCCCAAGACCCCCAAGAAGGGGGTCTTAAAGCAACGGGAACCTGAAAAGGTGTACCCACCTGGTGTGCGAAGTTGGATCGCAGAGCAGGGATGCAAGCTGGAGGATAAGGGCCCTGCAAAGGACTGCCCCACCCCTGAAAAGGGAACCTCCAAGGAGCAAAAGGGCCCTGAAAAGGATTGCCCACCCGCGAAGAAGCGGGGCTCCTCCCAGAGGTTGAACCCGGCACGGCGGGCGAAACTCTGGAATATGCGTAGAGTCCCTACATCAGAGGATGAAGAGGCGCTGCAAGGGCTGCAACAAGCTGCCAAGCATGGGGCGGAGTACGACTCTTTTGTCGTGCCAATCGAACGTGAGGAAGAGGTGACTCAACCCAGCGATTCGATACCACCTATGCTTGCCATGCTCACAGTTCTTGTGACGTTCCTCATCTCCGGAATGAGGGGGGCGTTCGGGTATGGCGATACCTCGGGGTACACATTGACTCTCACGGGAGTGTGTACCTGCTTTGCATTGCTCGCGAAGGGTGCCTTTATTTGGGCAACTCCGATGAGTACCGTAAGCAGGTATTTGTGATGTGTACCGCACTTTGTGCGTTAGTAGCGGTGGTGGGAGGTGCAGATGCACTTGTAGAGAAAGGGATGGCCTTCGTTGCCATCTGGCTATTCTACAGGAGCCTGGACATCCCATACTGTGAACCCCCACTGAGGAACGTTGCGGAAGAGATTGAGAATATGGCCAAAGAGTCTTCGGTGGATGAAGAATTCTTGGCATTTCTAATCCTGGAAGCAAGCTTTACGCCGCGCACGGTTGCTACAGCAAAAGACCTGAAGTTCCGCGCTCTCAATTGGATTCGTTCCAATCGAAAGGGCTGGAATGGAAAGACCGTTTGCATGCAGCTAGCAAGGGGGTTGGCCCTTGCAATGCAGATGAATATGGTGGAAGAGATAGCGATGAAGAGTTGGTCAGAAAACCTACATGGAATGTGGGGCATGTTCAATTGGAACAAGACTGGCTTGACACCGCCCCACCTATTCAACGATGTTGCCCTCCAAGCCACTAGAAAGGCTTACGAGGGATTTGCATCGATGCCCAAGGCGTGACAGTCCCCTGTGATCGCAAATGCAATTTGTGTGGAAGGTAAGGTGATAGAGAAACCAGGAACTGGCAACTCTATCATACACCTACCGCCGTTGAATTGCGAGCACAAGAGATTGTACACCAGGCTGGCTAACTTCGGTGAGCCTGCTACGGTGTATGCGCATGAGAACTGCATAACCAACCAACGCGTCTCCCTCTCCAACCGGGTATTGGGGGAGGTGCCCAAGCCTACACCCGAAGGCTTGAAGGAACTGCGCAAGGCAGCAATAGCGTTGTCTAGGTGTTTACCTAAGACCTCTACGCAGGACTGGTATGACATGCCAAATTCGTATAGCGGCTTGAAGAAGCTGCGGTACACTTTGGCTGCCGACCGGGTCCTCCAGAATGGGCTTACTAAAGCCGACGCAAAAATTTCTGCATTTGTGAAGTTCGAGAAAACCGTGATGAACCCAGAGAAGGTGAATCCGGACCCACGAATGATTCAATTTCGTGATCCAAAGTATTGCGTCGCTCTATCGAGATTTCTGAAACCTATCGAACACAACCTCTATGCTTTAGAGGGGACGGTAGGTGGATTCCCCAAACCCGCCTGGTGGGTAAGGGTTTGTCTCAAACGGAGCGTGCGATGCTGACGGTCAAGAAGTGGGGTCAGTTCCAAAATCCAGTGTGCTTAAGCATCGACATGAGTCGGTTCGATAAGCATGTGGACCGAGCTCTCCTGCAAATCGAGCATTCGGTTTATACGCGTTGCAACAACGATCCCGAGTTTGCCCAACTGTTATCATGGCAGTTGGATAACGAAGGAAAGACGTCGCACGGTATCCGATACAAGACTAGCGGGAAGAGAATGTCGGGGGATATGAACACGGCATTGGGCAATTGTATTATCGTGATTGTTATGGTTCTGGCCTTTATGAAAGGTAAGTTCTTTGACATTCTCGATGATGGGGATGATTGCTTGTTGTTTGTGGAGAAATCTATTTTGGCATGGGTCGTGGAAACACTTCCTATAGCGTTTAGAACCTATGGCATGACTGCGAAGATCGAGGGCATAGCGCACCAATTGTCGGAAATACAATGGTGTCAATGCAAACTCGTACAGACCAGTGAGGATGTGTGGAAATACGTTCGATCGCCGACCAAAGTGCTTGCAACAGCCTTGGTAGGGACGAAGTATTTTACCAACCTGAAGGGCCGTAGGAAGATTTTAAACACCATAGGACTAGGTGAGTTAGTACTCAATCTAGGAGTGCCTGTATTGCAAGAGTTTGCCCTGATGGCAATTCGCAATGCGGCCACCTCCAAGTTTGTTGAATTGGATGAAGTGGATTCCATGTACTTTCGGCTCCATCGTGAGCTAAAGTATCATGGGTTACCTGGCTTGGCCAAGGTTACACCCAAACCAATCACAGATTTGGCGCGACAGAGCTTTTCCGAAGCATTTGGAATCTCTGTTGATGAGCAATTGAACTACGAACGGCATTTCTCACAGGTACAACTTGAATTGGGGGGAGATCAGGTGGTAGGAATTGAGGTGGACGTGACTAACTGGGCTCCAGTTGTGGTCAGTTCGCCCTCCCACTACACCCCTTAAGGGAATTCTATGTTGAACCGCAAAGTTACGACAAAGAAGCAGGCCAAGCGTCGCCAACGCAAAGCCAACCAAAATGGAGTACGAACATCACTCAGTGGTGTGTATTCTGCGCAAGGGCAACCTTCGCGCCTCCAAGTCGCCCCGGTCAGCACTGCAAGGCAGTTGCGATCGAGTGCGCCCCGAGTTGTAGGGAGTTACAACACATGTAGAATAGTACACCGAGAGCTTATTGCTAGCATTCAAGGGACTGCGGGTTTCTCCGCAGGTACGCCATTGTATCTCAATCCGGGATTACAGGCGACCTTTCCATGGCTAGCAACTCAAGCTATTGGGTGGGAAAAGTACGAGTTCAACGCAGTTAGGTTTATGTATTATCCAAGATGCAGTACGGCAACACCAGGTTCATTCATGATGGTGCCAGATTACGACGTTTTGGATGCCGCACCGACATCAGAGAGAATAGCATCGACGTATCAAGATGCCGTAGCTGACGCACCGTGGGTGGAGAATGTCATGTCATTGGATCGAAAGTCTATGAACATGTCGACTCCCACGCACTATGTGCGCACAGGGCCACCTCCGGGTGGCTCTGATCTACGGTTGTATGATTCGGCGATTGTATTCCCTTGCACGATGGATGGCACGGTTGTCAATTGGGGGAAATTGTGGGTAGAGTACGATGTCACGTTCTCGATTCCTCAGCTTCCCGCAATTGGCGTTACTGGACTAATTGGGTATTCGGCTACAGGATTGCCTACCTCAACGCAGATACTCGCGTTTGAGGCACAACCACCTGAGTCGACAGCTATTATCGAGATAGTTAATGAAACCTGCACCTTCCTTATTGGAGGGAGGTTTTATTTTAATTATATTGCTAATGCTGGAACTGTGACCGAAGTGGTAGGACCAGTGTTCACGGGCGGTGCAGCTTCGGTTGCTCCGGCCAGTGGGACCTGGCCTAACGGCTCGGCCGTGTATTGGGCAGGAGGCTCAGGCACAGCAAATTATGCGTTATCGTTCATTATTGATGCACCTGTGGGTGGTGTTGTCACATTGAATAATACGATAATTGTTGGCGCTGATGCTAGTCTGCACTTACTTCCCGTCCCGGCAAACTATACTTAATGTGATGTAATGATTATGGAGATATGTTTTGGACTTAATTGTCGAAACATCTGGTGTGAACAAAGGAAGGTAGGAAGAACGGTAACGCAGGGTTATCGGTATGCTCTAGGAAGCGCCATTGGATATGGCCATGAGTTGTAGTATGTTAGAGGGAGTGAGCTCCATCTAACGCTTAAGCTGTACAGTACTGTCTGACCCGGGCAGTATATGTATCACTTCGTTGTGAGGCTTGGGACAACTTGTGGTAGGATGCCCTTGGTAAGCACCATTGTAACCGAACTAGAAATAGGGGTGAATAAGATTTGATGGGGTGGATTTTGGATAGGAGGTTGTTGGAATTGATCTGGGGGTAGCAGCCCAAGGAAGCCTTCAACTAGCCGATACGCAATTGGGATGATAACCAATTGCTTCTGAATACCATTCTTTGCTCGTCAAGTCCTCTCTTCACACTCCTGCGTAAAGTCCGTGTAGTGCTTAAGTACGTTGGCGCGTATGAGGAGCTGCTACTATCTGAATGAGTTCCTGTGGAATTGGAAAATGCGAAAGCTGGGCCCAATTTCCACGATTTTATTAATACCATTATATGGGGTTTTCC